TAAGTATAGAGTGTTACCCACATTATATGATTTTAGCATGATGATTAATATAGATCCTAGTACTATAACTAGATGGATGAATGGAGAAACAAGGGGCGGGCTAACCTCTGAACACTGCAAGACGGCTAAAAAATGGAAACAGTATTGCGCCGGCAGATTGGCGTCAAATTTGAGCAATAGCAAGGGAACGGATGCCAATAAGATATTCATTGCCAAAGCAGCTTACGGCATGGCAGAAACGAAAGCAGTAGAGCAAGAGCAGATCACCGGAGCTAGAAAGACGGTAGAGCAGATAGCACAGGACATTGGAGCGGACGAGTTGCCAGACTTTGGAGACCAGGAAGACGATGCAGACGCATTCGATTTCTAAACAATTCAATAAATAATCAGATAACTTATTAAATTGTACAGAATGGCATGATCGCATCAAAATATCAATACTGATTGGTATAAAATCATACACTGAAAGAGATATATCTATTTAACAAACAGTCATTTGTTGTATAGATACATATGTTCGATTGAATAACAGGTGATTTGATGCGTTTATGTGATACCTGGGGCGGGGGTCTACGGAGAAATGGACCCGGGGTGCTTCTAACCCCCAAAAATAACGACCAAAAACAAAAAGGACCTTTATCAACAACACCTATCAGGAGGAATTCTTAATGAACGATATTTTGGATACACTCAATTTTATGAAACCAACATACGTAGTCAAAACAGACAAGAATGTATGTCGCATACAGGCCAGTACCTGTTCAATAGATACTGATTTGAAAGTCATTTGCTTTTACGATAAAGGATCTGTACAAGCTATGTTTCGTGTGGATGATGTAAAAACTTTTTATAAAATCATCTGATGGAGGAAGAGGATATGTTAATCAAAATCACAGCAATGTTCATTGTTTTGACAATAGCATTCACAATAATCGGAAAAGCCTATTGTAAATCGTTGAATGATACTCACAAGTTATTATTTAACATCGGTCATTTTACAAAAGGCGAACAGATATTTCTCTTCATCGTGGCTGCCATTTACTTTTCGACTTTCCTGTCGGTAATTGCAACAGCATTCTACATGATTTTCAAATTCTTGTAGATCCTTAGGAGGTTTAGTGATGGACTCTAACGGACAAAAATATGAATTGGGTGGATTTCCAGAGACAAACGGCGAAATACTTATTCATGGTGACTCTGATGAATATTTAAAAAATGCATCTAGTAGTGGTTCGTTTACCTGTGAAATTAATATTGAAAATCTGAAACACATATTTGGAACATTGGGTAAATTACTTGGCAAAGTAGCTCAAAATAACAACTGGCGAAAATATCACGGCTTGCCAATGAGGAGAAGAAAATGGTTAAGACAGTAAATATTCTTGGAACTGAATACAGAATTGAAGTTCATAAACGGTCAGAAGACGAATGTATGAGAAAGAACGGTGCTGATGGATATTGTTCAGATGACGGAAAGCTTATAGTAATCGCTGATACTTCTGAAAAAGAATCGTTTCCTGATATGACAGATATCGAGCAGTCTGCATATCGAAAGAGATTGCTGCGACATGAAATTACACATGCATTTTTGGACGAATCTGGATTGCAGCATTGTTCCAGTGTTCCGATGGGTGCATGGGCGAGACATGAAGAAATGGTTGACTGGATAGCAATTCAGTTTCCAAAAATCATGAAAGCGTTCCAGGAAGTTGGTGCGTTATGATTAAGCTATTGAACAGATTGTTTTGCAAACACGAAAAAGTTCTTCCGGCCGGAACAATTCTTGTAAAACAGGAGGATGGCTCTTGGAAGACAGAACATAAATGGAAATGCAGAAAATGCGGAAAGGTGATTAAGAAATGAGAAAAGTATTAGCTTGGTTAATTTTGTTAGCCGGAATTGTTGGCGGATTATATGTTGGGGGATACCTGATGTTTATAAAGGCGATTTTGATTGCTTGCCATGCATTTGATATCGGATCGTTAACAGCGGTTTTAGTAGGTAAAACAATCATTAAATGCGTATTTGCAAGCGTGGTCGGCGGATTAATTGCATTTGCCGGATTTATTGGTTTTGGTATTGCCTATAAAGGATAACGCAAGTGTCAGTAAAGACGATAAAATCTAGTGCAGCGCACAGCACGATAAATATTGATGCTAACCGTCAGATGGCGGTTTCGGATAGTGACCGAGAGGTTTATGGTTGTGGCAAAACTCAGCAACAAGGGATGGCAGCTCGCTGAAATGCGAGGGACTGAGTTCGCGGGTTCGAATCCCGTCTATCCGATGTAGTGGGATTCAACTCAGTATCTTTTAGGAGAACTGGCAGTTATAAGCTGTAGCCGAACGTGAGCACAGTAATGAGTATACACATGAAAAAATCACGGAACCTGTTTTATGGGAGATGACAGTTCAGTAAAAACGCACCTCCGGCATTGGTGGACAAAGCAATCTGACTGTAAATCGAACGTTCCAGTGACTGCGTAGGCTCGAACCCTACTCCACCAATTTCCCAAGAGTAGCCTTGGGGACTCCTTCCTCGAATAAATACATGCGCTTCTTGATATATGGCGGTATATTGAGAAGTACCCGCCGTATTCCCATAATGGTATTGGAACCGGTTGCTAGCCGGTCGGTCGGAAATGACTTGGAGGTTCGAATCCTTCATACGGCGTTGGCGGGCGAGTGAAACGAATAGGTAAATCACGCATGGTTCATACCCATGAAATAATAGGTTTGACTCCTATGTCCGCAATTTCTGAGTTTTGCTGTTCTCAGAATGAAAACTTTTGTTGTTATGTAGCACTCCTCAAGCTTATTTTTCAGTATAAAAAACAGCGCCATGCTATCATAGCTCAATGGTAGAGCGATTCACTTTTAATGAATGGTTCCCGGTTCGACTCCGGGCGGTAGCTTTGAAAACATGATTAACTCAGTGTAGAGGGATTTTTCAGTCTTGCTGAGATGCGATGGCAATGAGATAGGCTCATTCGGGATACTGGATCAGCTGATTCTTTCTAACAGAAGCGATTCTGTTGGCGAAGACGAACATCGTCAACAATGCCTTGCAGTGTATCATCATAGAGAAGTCAATAGCAGAATCCTTGTGGTCGGCGAATAATAGACGCTTGCAGTGCAAGAATAATCCATTTGGTTCGTGGTGTGAGAGACCACCAACAGCGATGGAAAATCTCAATAAACTGATTTGCCTTGAACCTAAGAAATTAGGGTATAACACAAGAAATTCGTTAAAGTAGCGGTATGGCAAGTTCTTAAAGGAAAACAATGAACGATTGATTCATAGTCAATGTTAAAACATAATCTGAAAGAACCGTGAAATTTACGGGTATCAATCCCGTGTGTGCTTTGACAGCGGTAAGAAGCCAAGGGTCGCACCCGAACGCTCAGACTTATCGTCACACTGGCAGAATATGACTTTTACCGTGGTGAATAAGAGGAAACTCTAATCATGTTTTTCTTATTCTTATCATTAAAAGCCGGAAACTTGCAACGTCTTCCGGTAAATGAAGTGTTTTAGTTGCGGTATCACTTCAAAAAGGTATATAGCAATAAAAGATTGTAGTATACTCCCTCAAATATTATTGAATATTGTTTTTTGACAAAAAGAACCGTAACAGAGGTGGCAATATGGGAACACCAATACTCACCATATAACTATTGCCATCTGCTAACGGAACGTAGCTCAGTGGCAGAGCAACTGGCTTATATCCAGCGTGTCGGAGGTTCGACCCCTTCCGTTCCGATTGATGATATGTAGCTCCAATGGCAGAGCATCCGGCCGTTAACCGGAGGGTTGCCGGTTCAAGTCCGGCTATGTCAGTTTTTTTAATTGAAAGGAGAAATGAACGATGACATTTAAAGAAGCATTTGAAGCAATGAAACATGGAGCAAAAGTGAAACTTCCTGGTTGGAACGGTTACTGGTGTTGGGATAACGACAAGCAGACGATTATGATTCATTGCAGACCAAAAGATTCTGATGCAGGACAGGGAGAAGTTCTTGATATCCGTGAAACGCAGAGAGTGGAATATACTTTCATGCACACACAGAGAGACGATTGGATGGTTGCTGATGAAGAAAATTGCGGTATTCTCGGTGGTCAGTCAACATTTGGATTTGGAGATGCTATCCGTTATCTAAAAAGAGGACTTAAGGTAGCTCGTAAAGGTTGGAATGGTAAAGGAATCTATCTGGAAATGTATTCGCCAGAAGTCAATCTTGAAACTATTGCAGAAGCAGTGCATAACGCATGGTGGGAAGAAAAGAAAAAACAGGGAGTTACAGATCACCCGGATATGATTCCATATTCTGAACTGAGTGAAGAAGTGAAAGAATACGACAGAGTTACAGCAAGAACAACCATTGAAGCATTCAATTATATGACGCATTCGTTCGTATATATTAACACTACTGGATTACAGACAGAAAATCCTTATGCGCCTAAAAATAAAGTGCCGTGGACACCGTCTCAGACAGATATGCTTGCGGAAGATTGGGTATTTGCAGAATGATACCGAAAGCAATTGCACATATCAAAGCAACAGGGCAGGAAGTTCTTGGAGTTTTGATATTTGAAACTATCACCATAGATGCCGGGTGGAAGCATGATGATAAAGGGAAACTGTACTGGCAAACACCAAAAGAAAAGTATTTGCCAATATTTGAGACATATCAACTGATAGAGCCTTTCAGCGAAACATCAAAGGTTGTTGTGAATAATAAATTTGAATTTATAGCATATGCCGGAAATGGGCGCTTGATTGGAGTAGAGCCAATAAGCAAACGTCCTGGCGAACAGGAGGATTAATTATGATTATCACAGGAATGAATCACTTCCAGAATGTAGCAAAAAAGAAGCTCGTTGAATGGTACCATGAGCATAAACCGGAGGTTGAGATTGATTTAAGCAATGTATTTGTCGTATGGAGCTGTAAGACATTACAGAACTATAAGTGCCTTGCTTCAACCGATATCAGTGGAGATGGTATTTATGCTGAGTACACATATAACGGGGACAAACAGGCGCTGTATGAAGATGTGTACGGAAAGATTACAAACACCTGTCATACAGATGAATAACATGATCGTTAATGGTTGGTATTACTGCCCGGCCGGTCATAAGACTGGTCAGAGGATAGAGAAAAATTCCAATATTGAAAATACGCCGATTTGGTGTAAGCACTGTAAAAAAGCGTATTATCCAGTGATTAAGGATGGGAAGATGCGAAATGATGGTAGATGAAACTATAGATGATTCCACTTCCACTGTAATGTTTAAACCAATCTGTGCTCATTGCGGATATGTATTCAAGAAAATTGAATATAACGCAAACAAACCTTATTATGGATGGAAACTTAGCGAAAGTGGATTTACACCACCGTATTGTCCGGGATGCGGAAGGAAAATAGTATCATTAACAATCCCTATGCCGGATAAATACGGAAATGTAAAATATGAATATGAAGAAAAATGAATGATTTAGTGCCAGAGCCTAAGAGCCAGAGCCGATATTTGTGAAAAATCGCAGATATTGGCTCTTTTTTATTTTGGAGGAAGATATGTCAAATAGATGCGTGGATTGCAAATCTTATGATTCGGACTGGGAATGGGACGGGGAAGATGAGTGCAGGATTGATATTTGCCTAGAAAGACATAATGAATATCTTGAATCATCAGAAGACTGCCCTTTCTTTCAGCGATTCAGAAGAAAACCATACGTTGAGAAAAACACGAAGTGTGATGAATGCAAATTATTGCAGGAATGTATTTCCACTGGAAACGTGGTTGAAACAACGCTGGACATTGACGAGAGAAGACATTTCGTCATTGGGCTAGGTGTTATGTGCAAGGAGAAATATGGAGTTAAGGGAGTATAAAAGATTAGCCAATGCGCTGAAAATGAAAGATTCAAATAAATACGAGACTTGGGATAATATCATGCAGTTATGCTTGAATATGTATGAAGACAATCAAGACTATCTCAAATATTGCCTTAAGCTTTCAAAAGCTGTGAAGTTATCTGCTCAGAGACTACTTGTACAGAATCAAGATATACGTTTTGAGGACCTCTACTGGCAAGCGGTGAAATTCGAAGCACCACATTTATTTGACAGCTATCTGCTCTATCTTGAGCGAAAGCGATTAGAACAGGATCGTTTTTATTCTCCAAAAAGAAAGCAACTGAATAAGCATGGATTGATTCAATCCCTACAGGACATGGAAGATGATAAATTGGATATTCTTTCAATTTCCATGCCACCAGGTACGCAGAAGACCACTCTTGAAAAGTTTTTCTGTTCATGGATAATCGGAAGACACCCGGATGATTTCAGTTTGTTTTTCTCACACAGTGGAGATATTACCAGAATGTTCTATGACGGGGTAATGGATATCACAACGAACTCAGATGAATATTGCTGGCAAGAGATTTTCCCAGACGTGAAATTTCATAGCACAAATGCCAAGAGAGAAACCATCAACTTCAACAAATACAAACCGTTCTCAAATATCCAGTGTACATCTGTTGGAAGTAAGAATGCCGGTAAAGTCCGCGCAAATAGATACCTGTATTGTGATGATTTGATTGGTGGTATCGAAGAAGCACTGAATAAAAATATTCTGGACAAGTTATGGAGAATTTACGGTACTGACGCTAAACAGCGAAAAATGGACGGCTGCAAAGAAATCCATATTGCTACCAGATGGTCCGTGCATGATGTGATTGGACGATTGATTGATATCTACGAGGGAAATGATAAGGCTCGATTTATTGCTATTCCAGACATAGATCCTGTTACCGGAGAATCGAATTTCGACTATAAATACAACGGATTCAGTGTTGATTTCTTCCACGATCAGGAACTTACAATGGATGAAATCTCTTATAAGTGCCTGTACAAGAATGAACCTATCGAGCGTGAAGGACTTCTGTATACGGATGAAGAGCTTCGAAGATTCATTACGCTGCCACTTGGAGAACCGGATGCAATTCTTGGAATATGCGATACGAAGAATACCGGTACAGACTCAATGTTCTTACCGTGCCTGTTGAAGTATGGCAATGACTATTATCTTACAGCTTGCATTTGTGATGATAATTCAAATTATGGCATCCAGTATGAGCGAACGTCTGATTTGATTGTAAACACGAAAATGCAACAATGCCAATTCGAGAGTAATAACGGTGGAGATCGTGTGGCTTTGGATGTGAGCAAACTCGTAGAAGAAAAGGGCGGGGTATGTAATATTACCACCAAATACACAGAATCGAACAAGGAAACGAAAATTATAGTAAATGCTGATTGGGTTAAGAAACACGTCCTGTTTAAGGCAAGAACAGAGTATCAGCCAAAGAGTGATTACGGAAAGATGATGGGATTCTTGCTGAGTTATTCAGTTCGTGGAAAGAACCCACATGATGATGTACCGGATGGATTGGCCAGCTTTGCATTATTCGTACAGAATCTTATTGGTGCAACGGTAACAACATATAGCAGAGCAGCACTTGGAATTTAAGGAGGATGATTGAAATGAAGCTTACAAGAAAAGATATTGCAAACTATAAATTATTAAAGGTCCTCCTTGAAAGGGACCAGAGAAAACTTGACCGGTATATTGCAAAACAGCCATCCACATATTCCGGCAAGGTATATGGATCTAATCCGAATTTTCCATATGAGCCACGTGGGTTCACGGTCGGTGGTTGCACGGATACTGAAATTCATCAAAGGAAAGAATGGGACTTAAAATGCCGTGAAATGGAAGTTAAGATTCAAGATGATATCCGAAGACTTAATGAGTTGGAAATGGCTATCGATACGGTAATTGCAAATGCGAATGATGTTGAGGACAAGATGATTCTAGAATACACGAAAGACGGAATGTCTCAGCAACAGATAGCCATGAAAGTTGGATTAGATAGATCGGTTGTGTCAAAAAGGATAAAAAAATACGTTTCTGCCTAAATTTGCACAAAATGCACATTTTACAGTAGTAAAATTATAATCGAAGAAATTGTAATTCGTTCATTATTAAGAGAAAAAGAGCTTTGCGCGGTACCGTCACGTGAGGTTCTTTTTTTATGCAGAGGTGGAACTAAGTGGAGTTATTTGGAAGAAAACAGATTTTTACAGACGAACTGAATATAGATGCGACAAATATACTTCCTGTACTTAGTGAAGCTTTTACAATCCATGAAATGAACAGGAGCGAAATTCAGTATCTTTTTGAATACGCAAGAGGCAAACAGCCAATTTTGAAAAGAGAAAAGGAAGTCCGGCCAGAAATCAATGAGCGAATCGTTGATAACATGGCATCTGAAATCCTCGAGTTCAAATTGGGATATGAATTCGGCTCGCCAATTACATATGTGCAACGTGCCAGAAAAGATATGAAGAGTGCCGGATTTTTCAAAAGAGCTATCCAGAAGATATTCGGCAGTAAAGAATCACAGATTGAAGATATGCGTATTGCTGCTATTAATGAAATGCTGACAGAAGAGAGCAAATCATCAAAGGATCTGCAATTGGCAAAAGATGTAAAGACTTGCGGTGTCGGATACAGATTGATATTACCGAAACGGTTCAAAACCGGAAGTTCGGTATTTGATTTACTGGTTCTAAATCCAATGAATACATTCGTTGTATATAGCAATGATGCCTATAGGGAGCCAGTTCTTGGAGTAACCTATTTTCCGAGAAGTGATGGCTCTATTCTTTTTGGATGCTATGCGAAAAATCAGTATTTTGAAATTGAAAGAGGTGTCTCCTCCGGTTCTTATTATCAGGACTTTAAAGTATTGCCGAATGTTTTAGGGCAAGTCCCGATTATAGAATATATCAATGATTTTGACCGTATGGGGTGCTTTGAAAAGGCAATCCCATTGATGGATGCACTGAATACTACAGATTCGGATAGAGTAAATGACATTGCACAACATGTTCAAAACTTGTTGTGGGGTGACAACATTGAAATTGACGATGAACAGTACAAACAGATGCGCCAGGATGGAATGATTGTTACTAAATCACCGACCGGAAGAACGGCAACATTGAAATATTTAGAGTGCGCGCTTGACCAATCCGGTAATCAGTTATTAGTTGATTACATCAAACAGCAAATTCTTGATATATGCAGTGTTCCAAGTCGTTCGGAATTGTCTGGTGGTAGTACAGGAAGTGCTACAAATATGTCAACTGGTTGGATGGCAGCAGAAACAGATGCAAAAGCTAAGGAGCAGATCTGGACAGCATCTGAAAGAAGAGAAACAGCTGTTATTTTGAGCATTATCAAAAACAGTGATGAAGTTGATGATGATATTTCCAAACTCAGTTTGGCTGATTTAGATATTAAGTTCTCAAGGTCACGTACATACGATTTGGCTACGAAATGTAATTCGCTTGCAACATTAATTCATATTGGAATTGACCCGTTAAGGGCAATTGAGACGGTCGGATTATTCACGGATCCGCAACAGGTAGCACTTGATTCTGCGGAGAGAATTGATAAAGTTCTGTTCCCGAATGATACTCCGGAAGACAAGACGGATGATAAAAATGATGATCCGTACAAAAAGAGACAGCCAGATATAACAGATCAGCCGTCTCAAAAATCAGTTTCAGATTGATAAATTAGCATCTCACCTTATGGTGGGGTGCTTTTTATATACATAGCAGGGAAGCTATTCAAAAACGCAAGAGACAAGACAAGTCTTAAAAACGGAACATTAAGAAAATTAATCGAGAGGGAACTCGTATAAAACGCAGGAGGTAAGAAAATGGCAGACTTAAAAGATTTGCTCGGTGATGCTTATAAAGAAGATATGACTTTTGATGAAGTTAATGCGGCGTTAGCCGAAAAAGACTTGGTTGACAAAAGTCAGTTTGAAGGATTTGTCCCTAAATCACTTCTGGAAAAAGCAAATTCCGAAGCAGCTGATTACAAGAAAAAGTGGAAAGCAGCAAGTTCCGAACAGGAGCGAAAGGCTATTGAAGAAGCTGAGCAGAAAGCTCAGGCAGAAGAGGAGTTAAAAAGCCTTCGCCGTGAAAACAAAGTTTCGAAGTACGAGAAACAGTATCTTGCTCAGAAATACGATCCTAAGGACGCATTCGACATTGCCGAAGCTCTTTACGATGGAGATATGGATACAGTATTCAAAATCCAGCAGAAGCATGATGATGAAGTGCGCAAAAGCATTAAAGCAGAAATCATGAAGGATATGCCAGCACCTCCGTCAGGCAACCAGAAAACAGTAGATTACAGTAAACAAATTGCGGAAGCTCAGGAAAGAGGAGATATGGTCATGGTAGCATCTCTCATTCGTCAGCAGGCAGAAGCTAACGCAAAATAGAAAAGGAGATTTAAAAAATGGCAGACACATTTGCAATGAGTGGAAACACTCCTAATTTTAGCGGTATGCTTTTTAACAAAGGTAATACCAAGACACCATTTTCGACAATGATTGGTGCGCACAGAAAATTTACAAATCACACAGAATTCGTAACAGGACAGGAATATGAGACAGCGGAAGGATCTCAGCCAAATATTTCGGAAGCTGAATCATTGACAGCACCGGATGCATCTGTTCTGAAAAGAGAGCAGAAGACAAATGTTACTCAGATTTTCCAGGAAAGCGTTGGAATTTCTTACGGAAAGATGTCTAACATGGGAACTCTTTCAGGAATTAATGTTGCAGGACAGCAGGCTAATCCAGTTAGTGAAGAAGATTTCCAGATTGCTGCTAAAATGGCTAAAATCGGGCAGGACATTGAGTACACATTCCTTAACGGAAAATATCAGAAGTCAACAGGTGACAATGTTCCGAATAAATCAAGAGGACTTCTTACTGCAATTGAATCAAACATTGTTGATGCAGATGGAAAGATGCTTTCGTTTATGCTGCTGTGCGAAGCTATGAAGTGCATTGATGATTCTAACGGAGATACAACAAACCTTGTAGTGGGGCTTGATTCTACCGGAAGATTACAGCTTAACGCGGATGCAGCAGCTAACGGATTGACAATCGTGAGCGCTGGAAGAAATATCAATGGTATTGCAGTAGATCAGGTACTTACACCGCTTGGAACTGTATATCTTAAGACTCTGAAATATCTTCCAACGGGAACAGTTGCATTGTTTGACCCATCTATCATGGCACCGGTTGAACAGATTGTACCGAAAAAAGGAAACTTCTTCCTTGAAGAACTTGCAAAAGTCGGTGCAGGAACAAAGAAACAGATCTTCGGACAGATTGGTCTTGATCACGGCCCAGAATGGTATTCAGCAAAGATTACTAATCTGAGCATGAGAACACCACACGATGAAGATATGGCAAGACGCTATGTACAGGTAAGCGCCAGTGCGCCGGCTGAACTCGGAACGCTCACAGTACAGTCAGCAGCTGGAACAGCTGTGGGAGCAACAAAACTGACTGTAACGCCTGCACTCACTTCCGGAAATTCTTATAAATATAAAGTTTCCGATGAAGAGACTACAGTTGAAGCCGGACAGAATGTTCGTGTTTGGAAGTCTTGGGACGGTAAGTCAGATATCGTAGCAGAGAGTGGAAAACATATCATCGTTGCTGAATGCGACAAGAATTATGAGGTTTTAAAGGCCGGAAGTACAACGGTAACTGCAAAAGCCGAAGATTAAGGAGTAAATGATCGATGGAAGAGCTTATAGATAGTATATTTTCTGATTTAAAAACTGAATTGAATTCAGAGCTGACAGGAGAAAACGATCAAGCTCTTCTGTTGGTTAAGGTGAGAAATGCTGTGGATGACGTTGAATGTGCAAGAAATTATCAAGGTCATCACACAGATGAATTCAAAGAAAAGGATCTAAAAAAAATGAAACCAATAATTAAGCGTCTCGCTTTATATGATTGGAATACCATTGGAGCAGAAGGGCATTCGAGCTATTCCGATAGTGGTATTTCAAGAACTTTCGTAAGCAGAGATGATATCTTGAGTCAGGTAATTCCTTTTGTAACAGTGTTATCGGCTCAGTAAGGCGGTGATCCAATTATCTCCCGGCAACTGGGTAAAGTTGTAAGAAGATTGTGCGTGACCAAAGCGGTGATTCTGCCGGAATGGTCGCAGGGAAATATGTGCAATGATGGTGGAGGGATAGCACATTGAGAAACTTAAAGAAAAATGAAACAAAATTATGGTATTCGAATTACGGAAAAGGGAATCCGATACTGGATGAAAACGGTGATGAGACGGGAGATTATGACAGTGGTTATGGTTCTCCTGTTTCTTTTTTCGCTACTTTATCGGCAAGCAAAGGAAATGCCTATGCCGATGTATTTGGAACGAATCTGGACTACACAAGAACGCTATCAACAGTTCAGAAACTTCCTATAACAGAAGAATCTCTTATTTGGAAGTCTGAGCCGGTTCTGAATGCAGATGGGACGGTTGACGAAGAATCAGCTGACTATACTGTGGCCGGTATAGCAGATGGATTAAACGAATTGGTAGTTGCCCTGAAAGTGAGGAAGAAAAATGCCTAGGTACAAAGTGGGATTATCCGCTAGAGAATTTCGTGAGTTAGCAGATCAGATACATGATTATCGAATGGATCTGCAAGAAAAATGTGAGGAATTCACACGGCGTCTTGCTGAGGAAGGTGTTGCTATTGCAAAAGCAAATATCTTAAGCGAAGAAGCAATCTATACCGGCGAACTGCTTAATAGCATGGATTTTGAACCGGGCGACATTGTATCTAACGGCGCATCGTATTACATTTATACGGCGTGCCCGTGGGCGAAATTCGTTGAATTTGGTACCGGTATTGTTGGATCCGAAAATTCTCATCCAGATACTTCAATTGTTGGATGGAAATATGATACAAACAACCACGGTGAAAAAGGATGGCATTATTTCAAGGATGGTGCATGGCATTGGACACAAGGTATGCCGTCAAGACCATTCATGTACAATACTGCTTCTGAATTGCGAAGCATGAATACTATAGGCGATATAGCAAGGGAGGTGTTTGGAAGTGATTGACGCATCGAATAGAGTTTTGACTAACATAAAAACATATGTGGCAGAAACTTGTAAGAATGTATCTAATTATTCCAGTAAAGCACCGCCAGAATTCCCGGCAGTGTCGGTTGTTCAAATTGATAATCCAGATGCATGTATGGATTTGGAGAATAACGAGAATGCCGTAACTTCTGTGATTGAAATTCAGTGTTATTCCAATAAAAGCAACACGGAAACAAGGAATATCATAAATCAATGTTGTGATGCAATGCGAATGATGGGATATCGCCGTACATACGGTCCGAAGCCTGTCACAAATGCATCAGACACAAGTATCTATCGTACAGTGGCAAGGTTTACAAGACTTGTCTCTGCGGTAGATGAAATAGAGAAATTTGAAACTAAGGGAGCGTAAAGCTCCCTGTTTTAATATGTAATTTTACCGGATGCCAATTAGAGGTATTCGCTGACCGCATTAGTTAAGCGGTAGAAAGGTAGGTATATTATGGCTAACGCAGCAAAGGCACTTAGTACTATTAATACTGTTCTTAAGGCCGGTGATAAAGGTTCTACAGTAGCAAAAATTTGTAAAATAAAATCGTATCCAGACCTCGGAGGAACACCGGAAAAAATTTCCGTGACCGATCTTGAAGACACGGACGAAACATCTGTACCGGGAGTAAGATCTGCTGACGACATGCAGTTCAAAGCGAACTACACAAAGGAAAATTATGCAGCAGTAAAAAAAGTGGCTGGCAAACAGCAGATTTTTCAGCTGGATTTTGGAGCAGACGGAGCAGACGGGCAGTTTTCATGGTCCGGTGTTTTATCAGTGACAGTTAATGGTGCAGAAGCAAATGCAGCAAGAGAAATGACTATGACTATAGTACGTGATTCAGAAATCAAAGACAGTGATGCAGCGACAGCGTTCCCTGAAGCGTAGTGAGTTGCTTGATGTAGATGGAGATTACATCTTGGACTCGGAGGATGAAAAAACTTCTTGAAGAATTATTAACGATAGCTTCCTTCTTCCATTAGCGTTTGATATAATAAATGCATAATGGGAGGAGGGATAAAGATATGCGCTTGTTTTATTGGATTTTTATTGGATGGTGGTATACACCGATTAAATTAATTTTTAAATCCACCGGAGCGATTACAAAGGGAATAGTAAAAATAGCTTTGTATATGGCAATCTTAATTGGAGTTATAGCAATTGCTTTTTCTGCGTTTGCGGTTGTAGCGCCCATCATATTTATTATCCTTGCGATAGTGTTTATATTCAATTTGTTACTAGTAAAAAAGAAAAAAGGTAAGAATATTGATATAGATATTATGAGTGGGGAAGAGTTCGAAAGTTTTTGTGCTAAAGTTCTTCAAGATAATGGTTTTGAAAACGTTAACATAACTAAAGCAAGTGGAGACCAAGGAGTTGATATCATTGCTTTTAAAGATGGGGTTCGTTATGCCATCCAATGCAAAAGGTATTCAAATAGTGTTGGAAACAAGGCTGTCCAAGAAGTGATAGCCGGTATGCAGTATTATGGTTGCCCGGTTGGAATTGTAATGACGAATAGTTATTTCACCAAATCGGCAAAAGAATTAGCTGATAAAACAGGAATCATTTTATGGGATAGAAATTTTTTATCTAAGTACATAAATGATACGAATCAGACACGAGAAAAAAATGTTGACATTGAAGGAAAAGAAATATTAAAAGAAACCGCAGAAATATATTCATCTTTATTTCAAAATAATATGCATGTTAATGTAGCATTGATTGAATCGCGTTTTAAAGAGAACGGCGATGTAGAATTAATCTATAAATGTGATACAAGTGAGCAAGCAAAGTATTTGGTTTCTCAAGAAACTTTCTTATCTGAAAAGTTGCATACACAGCAATGCTTTGTTGAATTGTCAAACAATTGTATATCAATAACTGTAAAATAAAAAACAGAAATAGAAAATTAGGGCTATGTGAAATTCACATGGCTCTTTTTTTCTTGAAAAAAGGAGATTAATAAAATGGTAAAAGTAAAAATTAATGGTAAGACATACAACGTAAAGGAAATGACATTTAAAGAATACACAAAAATGGAAGAACAGGGATTTTCTATTATTGAAGCTTTTAGGAAAAAACAGTTAACACTTATCGCTATGGGGTTTGTATGTGCTGTAGTTGACTGCGATCGTGATGAAGCGGAAAATCTTGTGACGCAGCATATCCTCGGCGGTGGAAACATCATTGATATTACAGATGCATTCGGAAAGGCAATTTCTGAATCGGATTTTTTCCAGAAGATGCTGGGAGTAGCTCAGGAGAAGAAAACAAAGGCAGAAAAAGAAACTTCGCCGGAGGAGTAATTATTCCTATCAGTTTTACACAATTTACGTATGATTACTGGTTGCCAATAGCGGCAAGATGCAGAATAAGTTATAGAGAGTTTTGGGATATGACACCCAAAACTCTTTTAATTTATAAACACCAAAAAGAGTTAGAAGAGGCACGGGAAACCGAGTTGACAGATGTATCTGCATGGATGACTGGTGCTTATATTTCAAAAGCAATTAGCTGCTTCCTTAGTAATGATGAAACATATCCAGAAAAGAATGTGTTTTTTAATGCTGACCAATTCGAACTTACAGACGATGATATCGAAGAAATTATTTCGGAAAACACGCAAATTGCGGCAGCAAATTTTTCAGAATGGGCAAAGGTGGCAAATGAATCCAAAGGTAGGTGAGAGTAATAATGCCAGATGAAATTGACAGACTTGAGATAGCCATTGAAACAGAATCAAATCGAGCAAACAGATCACTTTCAGGAATGGAAAAAAGATTAAATCGAATCGCAGATAGTCTTGAAAAAGTTGTTGCTCTTGCATCCGGCATCGGAGAAATTGGAGAGTTTGATTTAAGTGGGTTTGATAAATTCACAAGTGCTATTGACAATGCAATTAAAAAGAAGAACGACTTAGACAAAAAAGAAATCAACGTTCGGACGAATCGTTCAGACTTGAAATACACAGAAAAATCATTGGATTCTATCTATAAAAAATACAGCAATGCGGGATTGAATCTTGATGTTTCCGGTATGGATGTATCGGAGCTTGAAAAAGGATTGAAAAACTCAGAAGCTGCTGCAGCGAGATTAAAGGATAGATTAAACAAAAAAATTGCAATTGAAGGGACTGATCACCTAGGGAAGACCTTTGAAAGCATAATTTACGATATCCAAAAAGCGACCAATGAAGCGAATGTATATAAAAAAGCAATTGATGGGTTATCAGTAGAGCAACCATCGTTTACGATTGAAAGAGATGGGAATGTTGTCAGCGAATTAAATCAAGAAAAACTTAGTATGGAATCTCTCGGTGAAAATGCAGAGAAAGTTTCCGATTCTATCGAAGATGTTTCTAATGAAATATCTAACATAGATAAAGGTGGGAATATATCAAAAATTTCTAGTAAATTTGATTATTTGAAAAATAAAGTTGGCGAAATAAAGAGCGGTCTTACAAAGGGTGGATTCGGAAATTATACAAAAAATTTCATGGAAATGTTAAAGTTGCCAGAAACGGGAACTTCAACTCAAGAGGGGAAATTCAATGATATTCCACCTATGAAAGAAAATGGAGATTACGACACAGAAGCCATTCAAGAATACGTTGACTCTTTTGGAAAGGCAAATGCTGCGGCAAATAATTTTTCAGATCAAATAAAAGCCTTAAAAAAGGAACTTGAAGGTTTAAAAGGGCAAGGACTTGGTGAGGGTGACGAAGAATATGATGCAGTAGCGCAGAAACTTACTGTAGTAACAGAACGGCGGAAAGAATACAACCGTTCAATGAGAGAAAAAGCAAAAAGCATTATAGCAAAAGAAGAAATCTCGAAGTTGCAGATAGCTGGAACTGCGTTAAAAGCACTTATTAAAAATGCCGGGAAATTGGGACTGTCATTTGCAAAATTGTCGATCAGGGGGCTTTCGAAACTTCCGCAGATTGCTAAAGCGTCTGCAAATGCTTTTAAAGTATTAGGATCTGCAATTTCTAAGGCAAAGGACAAGCTCGGATTATTGCAGAAAGATTCCAATAAAGGAATGTCGTGGAAGAAAATGATTGGCTCTTCCATTTTATTTTCCACTGTTTTTGGAGCAATCAGCCAGATAAAAGAAGCGATTAAAGCCGGTTCTGATAATCTGGTTCAATATAGCTCTGCATACAACAAGAGCATATCAGGCATGGTTACTTCTTTGTTATATCTAAAAAATGCGTGGGCCGCTGCTTTCGCACCAATTGTCAATGTAGTTGCACCGTATATATCGAAATTTCTTGATATGCTTGCCGGGGCATTAAATGCAGTTGGACAGTTCATGGGCTCATTGACTGGAAAGTCAAAAGTCGTACAAGCTAAAAAAGCATGGTTTGATTATGGGAAAAGCTTAGAATCAACAGGGAATAGTGCTTCAAAAACAGGAGATAAACTTAAAAAAGCAAAAAAAGATGCTAAGGATTTAACCAATTATACTCTTGGAATAGATGAATTACACGTTATCCAACCAAGTAGTGATTCTGCAAATCAAGATTCTGGATCGGAAAAGTATACAGGCCCGTCCCCATCAGAAATGTTCGAAACATCATCTATTGATAAAAATGTGTCTGATTTTGCAAAGAAAGTAAAGGATGCATGGAAAAAGGCTGACTTTACAGAAATCGGATCAATTCTCGGGACAAAATTAAAAAACTCTTTGGATGGAATTGATTGGAGCCCCATACAAGAAACTGCAGAAAAAATCGGAAAATCTTTTGGAACATTCATAAACGGATTCGTTGAAGTTGATGGACTTGGGGAGTCGATTGGAAATACTATCGGCGAAGCTTTCAATACCGGACTGGATTTGGCAAATTCGTTTTTAGATAACACAAAATGGGATGAAGTCGGAAAATTTATTGGTGATGGCGCAAATGGTGCCGTGAACACAGTTAACTGGACTGGAATAGGACATTTTATGGCACAAAAATGGAACGCTATTTTTGCAACAATAGGCGAAGCAGCCAGGACTTTTGATTGGAGTAATTTTGGCAAGAGCTTATCAGATAGTGTAAATCAATTTATTTCCGATTTCGATTGGTCTGGTAATGGAGCAAGGCTTGGCGACCTCGCAAAAGGACTTCTTGATGCATTATTAGCATTTATGCAGAACACTGACTGGAATCAATTAGGATCATCTTTCGGACAATTTATTTCTAATATTGATTGGGAAGGAATCATTACAAAGTCTCTCGAGGTTTTGTTTACACTTCCTAAGATTTTATTTGATTTAGTTTCTGGAGCATTAGAAGGTACAGATTGGAAAAAGCTTATAACCGATATTGCAACGGGTATTTCAGACTTTTTGATTAATTTCGATTGGAACGGATGGTTTAAAAGCGTTGGTGAATTAATTGGCGCTGCTGTAAAAGCATTATTCGATATCGGATCGCTAATTGGTGGAGCTATAGTAAATGCTGTAGAAGCGGCTAAAAAATATTTCCAAGGCAAGATTGAAGAGTGCGGAGGGAATATCGTTGCTGGAATCTTCAAAGGAATTGCCGATGCATTAAGCAATATAGGCACATGGATAATAGATCATATATTCACACCATTTATTACAGGTTTCAAAGAAGCATTCGGCATTCATTCTCCATCAACCGTAATGGCTGAACAGGGTGGCTATATTATGGCTGGGCTATATAATGGAGTTGTTGCTAAGCTCGAAAAAGTACTTAAATTCTTTGGAGAATTAAAAGACCAGATTGTTGACAAATTCTCCGATGTAGGGGAATGGTTTGGTGATAAGTTCGGCTCAGCAAGAAAAGCCGTAACTGATAAATTCTCTGACATTGGCACATGGTTTGGCAGAAGAAAAGCTGACATTCAGAATGCGCAGTCAAGCGTGTCAACCTGGTTCAGCACTAAATATCAGAGCGCAAGAGGATATGTGAACTCAGCATTTTCTAATGTTGGCAAATGGTTCGGTGGACGTAAATCTGATATTCAGAATAACATGAAATCTGTATCTGGATGGTTTAAGAGTACATTCCAGACTGCTTACAAAGGCGTAACAGATTCATTCGGAAAGATTGGAAATTTCTTCAAGGGCATTGGAAAGGAAATCAAAAAACCTATCATAGGGGCAATGAAAGCTATCCTCAATGGTGTCAACTGGGTATATGAAAAACTCGGTGGTGGAAAGAATCATTTCGATGTATCCAAACTGGACAAATACGCTAGCGGTACAAATGGCGTATCACATGATACTGTCGGTATCGTGAACGATCAAGCCGGTAGCACATATCGTGAGATGGTACAGTTCCCGAACGGAAAGACGATTATTCCAAGGGGACGTAATGTCATGTTACCAATGCCAAAAGGTACGAAAGTTCTTCCGGCAGACCAGACCGCTTCATTGATGAATATGCCACATTTCAAAAAAGGAATCGGAGATTTCTTTGGTGGCGCATGGGCGAAATTCAAAGACTTCACAGGAAATATTGCTGATTATATCAGTAATCCTAAGAAATTGGTGCAAATGGCAATTGATAAGTTCACGGACTTTTCAAGCTATCTGGAACCGGGATTGTCAATGGCAAAAAATGCGGTTAGAGGTACTGTAGGAATTGCTACGAAGTTCATAAAAGACAAACTAAAAGGCTTTGGTGGCAGTGGAAGTGGTGTTAATTACAAACCATCTGCCGGTGTGGAACAGTGGCGTGCTACTGCAAAGAAAGCACTGGAATTGACAAACCAGTTTACAGAAGCGAATTTGAATCGCTTGCTTATGCAGATGAAGTCAGAATCCGGCGGTAATCCGAATGCAATTAACAACTGGGACATTAATGCAAAGATGGGTATCCCGTCCAAAGGCTTAATGCAAGTTATTGACCCGACATTCAAAGCTTACGCTATGAAAGGATTCGACAAAAACATCTATGACCCGATGTCCAATATTTTAGCAGCTATCAGATATACGCTGGCTCAATATGGCAGTCTCGAAAGAGGATGGAAAGGTCATGGATATGCAAACGGCGGTTTCCCAAAAGTTGGAGAAATGTTCTATGCAAGAGAGAGCGGTCCTGAGCTTGTTGGAAAGATTGGAAACCGTTCAGCAGTAGTTAATAATCAGCAGATTGTTGATTCGGTAAGTAACGGAGTTTCAAGAGCGAATGATGAAACCAATTCACTCTTAAGAACAATCATTGAATACCAGGAGTTACTTCTTAAGAAAGAAACAAGCGTAAATATGGATGGGAAAAGAATGGATAAGCAGATATCAAAAGCGCGTAGGAATACGGGCTTTTCTTTTTCGCCAACATAGGAGGTGTAGGAAATGGCAGCAAGGCATATATCCAATTTCATAATGGTAAATGGCAAGCCGTTTCCGGCACCGAAACGCTACCCAAATATGGTAGTGACAACGGCGGTAAATGCTGCCAGAAATGCCAATAACAAAATCGTCGGTCAGAAAATTGGTAGAGACAATTATAAGATTGATAACTTGGAATGGCCATATCTGGATGCGGAAACATGGTCAAGTATGCTAAAAGAGTTCAAAAAATATTTTGTGACTGTAAGATTTTGGGATATGGTCGAAAATAACTGGATCACCTTAACCATGTATCCGGGAGATAGAACAGCAGACGTATTCAAATATGACAAAACTGGAAGACCGGTGGCGTACATAAATTGCAAAGTCAACATTATTGATGCGGGGTGGTAGTTAATGTATCAGACATCACAAGAATATAAAGAATCCATGAAACGACCAGTCCGCAATCAGTCCTACATGAAAATTCAGCTTGGATTGATTAACCAGGAGGCTCAGCAGACAGCTGGACTTTCTGATACCAATAAATATAATGACTTCTCAGATGCTGAATCCATATTCAATCAACACACGGTAAAACGGTACGCAACTTATGAGAGCAATTTCTGGAAAGCAAATGGCATTAGCTTTTTCTTGCCAGAGAAGAAATCAGATTATCGAAAAGACGGGATTACTTCAACGAATTTGTTTGAAGAAAGTTTTCATGTGAAGTTTGTATTCGGTTGCGGAAAATCCGACATCAAAGGACTGACTATTAAATTTGGTAGAAATTATCCTACAAAATTTACGATCGTTACTGATAATGCTACGTCTTTTGAATATGAGAATACAGAAGAGCTTTTCAAGTCCGATGATGTGTTTGAGAATACGGAATCAATCGAATTAGTTATTACGGAAATGAATGTACCGAATACGAGAGTGCGAATTGATTACATTATATTTGGACTCGGCTTGGAATATGACGATGAATGGATATCCGAAGCGAGCAGTAATACAACTCTATCAGCAATCAACGAAGATTTGCCGGAATCCGAATTTAAGGTAACGCTGTGCAATGACAACCAATTATTCAACGTAGACAATCCATCATCTGATATTAATTTCTTGGAAAGTGGTCAAAAAGTTAATGTCATGATGGGATATATGCTGGACGATGGGAATATTGAATGGATAAAAATGCATTCACTGTATGTATCAGAATGGAGTGCTGATGATTCATCCGCTACCATTACAGCTGTAGATATCTTGAAATATTTGGATGAAAAATATTATAAAGGTATCTACTATGAGGATGGCATATCCCTGTACGATTTGGCCGTATTAGTTCTCACAGATGCCGGATTAAACGAAGACGAATATTATATTGATTCATACATGAAAAAGGTATATGTTCATAACCCACTGCCGAATGTGACACACAAAGAAGCATTGCAGATTATAGCAAATGCCGGTCGCTGCATTATGGATTATGACAGAAATGGAAAGATAAGGATTCGTGCAGCATTCAAGCCAACATACGATACGACATCAAACGGAGAAACGTATTATTCCAATACGACTATGATTGATACTTTGGATTCGAAAGAACAGTATGCTACCTACGAAAAGAATTTCTGGAAAGCAGATGGTCAAAAACTTTTCGTACCGGCAAATCAACAACAGACAACAGGATATATAATCTCAGCAATATCCGATGATAACGGTAAATTTGCAGTGAATCCGATAATAATAAGAACTTTGGAATCGAAGGACAAAGCATATGGAATTATGATTAATGCTACCTACGAACAGAACTTCTGGAAAGCGGACGGGGAAAAACTATTCGTGCCAACCGATCATCATCAAGACACCGGATATATAAGTGCTTCAATATCAGATGAAAACGGGAGGTTCGATGTAAATCCTATGCTTACAAGGACGCTAGAAGCAAAATACAAAGCATATGGGATCATGATTAATTTCTCTGGGAATCTTCCAAAGAAAATAGTAATCCGTACATATGCGGATGATGTGTTAAACAATACATTAACTATCACATCCGGAATCGAACAGGCTACAGAAATTAACTATGATTTTCCGGAATATGATCGCTTGGAAATTGAATTTCCTGAAACCGAACCAAATAGCAGAATCCATATTGATTATTTATCGCTCGGTGCTGAAACAAGTTATTCGTTGGAATACGATGATCTATATTCTACCCCTGTCGGAACTCAGCTTGAAAAAATCAAGAATGTAAAGGTTTCACGATCACTATATTCAAAATCTGCGACAAAGGAAGACTTGACATCTGAGACTATCACTTATTCCGGCGAGAACCAGATATATTATCTGAATGACCCGTGTTATGGATATTCCGTAGCTATAAGCAATGCGAAAAGTGGACAGAGCGCAAAGATAGTATCGTCCGGCGCTTATTATGTTGAAGTTGCTTTTTCTGGCGTAAAAACAGGGGAAAATATAGAGGTGGCCATAACAGGATATAAGTATAATGTGGCTACGTCTTATTACAGTCAACCAGTTCATAACCGTGGAACAGAAAAAGAGTGGCAGAATCCGCTAATATCTTTTGGCGATCACTGCCAAGAGGTCGCTAAGTGGCTTGCTGATTATTTTGCGTCAGGTATTGAATATGAACTTGATTACCGTGGTGAACCGGCTATTGATTGTGGTGATGTTATCGGGCAAGAAAATAAATACGATCCAGATTTAAAAACAATCGTAGAACAATCGCAGATTACATTCAAATCTGGGGTGCTTGGCGGTGGATTAAGAACTAGGAGGAAAGAGTATGTGGCAAGAACCAAAAACCGATTGGTCAGCTGATGATTACATAAATGTCGCTGATTACAATCGTATTATCGGGAACATTGCTTATCTGCATGATTTACAGCAAGAGTTATATAAACCTGTTCCATATACGGAATTAGCAGAAAAGGCGGTAAGTGATTATCCGTATGCATGGGAATTTAATGCCATCGAAAGTTTTTTGAATGCATTAAGCGATAATACATTTCCTTTTGCAAATTATGAGCGTGGGTACTGGATAGATAATGGTCCAACACCCACGTATGATGATTTGAATCGAATAGAAAGTGCTTGTCTTGCTTTCTACAAAGGATATAACCGGCAGAAACTTACACAGCAGAAATTACCTATAACTTTTGGAGTAAATCAATCTGCTATAAAATGTTAGGAGGAAAAAACAACATGGCATACAAACCATTATCCACTGATTTTAAAGACCAAATACTTTCTGATATTAATACTCAGAGAAAGTATAAACAGACTGTAAATGAAGACGGTACAGTGTCTCTACAGGATATGACGGCATACGATCAGCAAGGTAGTTCATATTCTGCAAAGGACATTAATGAGGAACGAAAAGCAATTAATGATGTCTACGCAAACAAAGTAGTTAGTCTGGACGAAGCCAGCCTTGTGACAGAACCCGGATTTTTTTGTGATGCACTGGTAATTAATGAAATAAATAAGAGCTTGTCTAATAAATATAGATATACATTCTCGACATATCTGGATGCTGAAAAAAGTACCAAAACGTCTCTGGTGCTGAACAGTGTAAAAGCAACAGGACATGGTAAAAAATGTTTATTGATGTGTTGGGGTGCCAGTAGAGCAACAACTTTGACAGCAAGGCTGAGCGTCTATGTAAATGGTAAAGAAAGTTGTTTCGGAGTAACATCATCCACAAGCTATGTGCCGGTATTTGACAGCAACATTATAACTCTTCCTAAGGGACAAAACACAATAGAATTGAAGCTTTCAGCACAAGCGAATACGGCTACAGCATATATCGGGCGCTATCACAAACTCGGCTTCATTGTCGCAGAATTATAACTAATTATCCGAAATAGAATATTGCATAATTTATTCTAAAACTACCAACATAAGCGTTCTGATTAAGTTCTGCGCAGACAAAAAGGAGAAAATATGAATATATTATTTTTAAATCAATCAGAAACGGTTACAGCAACTGTAAAGAAATTAAGTGTACACCTTATCGAGATAACCGGGACAGAACCAAATACATCCGGTTTTCACCTACTGAATAATGCTGGTAATGTATTTGGAAAATATGATGGGTTCACAACATTATACCGTGAACTGGAAGATGGGTTTATCTTGTCTGACGATGGAAGCGTATATGTTGAACCGATTGAACCGGGACCGACACCAGAACCGGAAATCAGTCTTGATGAAGTAAAAGAATCTAAAGTTTCAGAGATGAACGACATACAGCAGAAGCTCATAGTACAGGGAGTTGACGTTACTCTGTCTGATGGAAGTACAGAACATTTCTCATTGACTGAGCGTGACCAGACTAGCCTTGTTGGATTACAGGCTCAGGTCGCAATCGGAGCTGAGAATATTCCTTGGCATACTTCTGATGAAGATGAACACTGCAAATTCTACAGCAATGCAGATATGGCAAAAATCACTTCGTCTGCACTATCCTATGTAACATGGCACGTGACTTATTTCCGCGACCTCCGCATTTACATTCGTTCTCTGGAAAGCAAAGAAGAGGTTGAACAGGTTACTTACGGCATGACTATTCCAGAAGCATATCAGTCTGAGCCACTGAAAGCAATGTTGGCTCAGAAATCATGAAGAAGTTAAGACCGCTGATTCTGTTTGGAATTGGTGGTCTGATTTACGTGCTGATAGAGCTAATAGCAAGAGGACGTAGCCATTGGTCGATGTTCATCGTTGGTGGTTTGGCGTTCTTTCTTATTGGTTGTATCAACGAAAAATGCCGGAAGATGCCACTGGTAAGGCAGATGTTGATCGGTGCGATTGTGATTACTGCATTGGAATTTGTATGTGGTTGCATCGTGAATTTATGGCTCGGTTGGAATGTATGGGATTACAGCAATATGCCGTTCAATTTACTTGGTCAGATATGCTTACCATTTACCGTAATATGGTTTTTCTTATCGGCAGTGGCGGTTGTCTTGGATGATTGGATAAGACATATATTGTGGGGCGAAGATATACCACATTACAAATGGAGGTAGCGCATGGAGGTTATAAGGCTGCTTGTTTTGATGGCGATTATATTCGAATAAGAAAGGAGTGATTAAATGCACGCAAAACTACAAAACGGATTCTTGCGCAGTGCACCAAAAACCATAGTGTTAGACGGTCGCACAATTAACAACCCGTATCCGGAAGAACTGGAACGCCTGGGCTACAAGCCTATGGTGTACACAGATATGCCTATTGAGGTAACAGAGGGCAAGCACTGGGAATCCGGATGGACGGAAGAAGAGAATGCGATTAGGCAGGTGTGGAAGCTGGTAGACGATTACGACTTAGAGCAAATCAGAACTCTTAAGAAAAGTGAAATTTCAGAGGCTTGTGAACAGACAATTTATAATGGAATTGATGTTGAAATGTCTACAGGAACACAACACTTCTCTCTCACTGAAAAAGATCAGATCAATATATTCGGATTACAAGCAACTATTGAATCCGGTGAAACACAGATTGAATATCACAGTGATGGCAATCCTTGTATATACTATAGTGTTGAAGATATTCAGAAACTAATTGCTGCTGCAATGGGATTCGTAAAATATAATACTACATATTGCAATAGCTTAAATGTATGGATTAGCAAAGAAACGAATGCACAGACAATTAGTGAAATGTATTATGGAATGGAAATTCCAGAAGAACATCAATCAGAAGTTCTTAAGAACTATATTAGAATTAAAACAAAAGATTTGTAAAAGATGGCGGTATTTTTTACTGCTGTCTTTTTTATTATATAAACAGATGGAGGAAACATATGGATATCAGAGCGGGCCCGCAAGGTCTTTTTTATACATATTTTGAGAAAGAGAGACGGAAACAGTGAAAGAGTTTTTGATAAATACTTATACGATAGTTCTTCCTATAGCACTGGGATATATCGTCTGGCTGTTAAAGAACCAGAAAAGAGACAGGGATGCAAATAGCAAAGGAACGATGCTTTTGCTTCGTGTACAGTTGATTGAATATCATAGCAAGTATATGCAGATAGGTGATATCCCGTCTTATGCTTATGAAAATTTCTGCGAGATGTACGAAGCATATCATGCGCTCGGTGGAAATGGAATGATAACTAAAATGATGCATGAAATTGAAGAATTGCATTTAAAAAAGAAAGGTGATTAACTATGGAACAGATTATGAATTATGTAAAACCGGAACTGGTAGTAGTGGCAGTTGTACTGTACTTTGTTGGAATGGGGCTGAAACAGTCACAGGCCGTGACAAATAAATATATTCCGTTGGTTCTTGGAATCATTGGAATTGTGATTTGTGGAATCTACGTGATTGCAACCTGTAGCCTGTCTGGTATACAGAATATTGCAATGGCGGTATTTACAGCAGTGGTACAGGGCGTTCTTGTAGCCGGATTAAGTACATATGTGAATCAGATTTTTAAACAGCTTAATAAAGAAGAGTAAGAGGGTGAGAAATCATCCTCTTATTTAATAGATGAAAGGAGAACTCATTATGGGATGGACAGAATATGAGAAGAAATTAAAGGAATGGTACGGATATAGCGAAGCAAAGAACCAGGATGATATTATCATCGACATTTATAACAAGCAGCGTCCGGCCGGTTCTTACAAAATGACACATACAGACCCTTGGTGCCATGCAACAGTGTCAGCAGCAGCTTACGCTTCTGGAAATGCCGGTAAGGTACCAAATACCTGTTATTGTCCGACAGGTATCAATATTTTCAAACAGTGGGGCAAATGGGTAGGACGTTACACTAATGCGTACAATCCACAGCCGGGATACATCATCTATTATGACTGGAATAAAGACCTGATTTCCGACCATGTTGGAACTATTATTGCACGAAACGGAAACATTTTGACAGTTAGAGAGGGAAATCGAAATGATATGCTCTGTGACCGTCAGATTAATGTAAATTCGCCGTTGATTATTGGATATGGTATTCCAGACTGGGGTGGAGCAACAAAAGCACCTGTAGTGACAGTTCCGACACATGAGGAAACTAAACGTACATGGTTGCAGATTGGAGATGCCGGAGCAGAAGTCAAGGATGTACAGAACAAGCTTATTGCTATAGGTTATTCATTACCTTCCGGTGCAGACGGGAAATACGGAAAAGAAACCTATACGGCTGTTAAGAAGTTCCAGCATAATGTAAACATCAAAGAGGATGGTCTGGCCGGTGAAGTAACACGTGCAAAACTGAACAATGCTTACAACACACGATCAGCTGCGAAAGCAAATAATTCATGGGTTGCTAGATTACAGGCTGCCTGCAATGCACAGGGATTCTCAAATCAGAGAGTTGATGGAATTGCCGGTCCGAATACATTGGCCGGTTGCCCGACATTAGGAACTGCTTCAAAAGGTTCTATCACAAAGCTTGCACAGGAACGTCTCAATGCACTTGGTTACAATTGCGGATCCGCAGACGGCAAAAACGGGCCGAAAACTCAAAAAGGAATTAAAGCATTCCAGAAAGCAAAAGGTCTTCCAGCGAACGGAATCGTCGATAAAAAGACGTGGAAAGCATTACTCGGGCTGTAAGATTTAACAATAAAATACTTTAGTCTATTATATAATCCTTGTAAAATATAATTACAAGGATGTGATCGTATGGAAGAATTCGCAAAGAAGATAAGAAAATTAAGACTGAGTAGAAACATGTCTCAAAAAGATCTCGCAGATCTGCTTAACGTTGACCGAACTACGGTTGCTGGATGGGAGACAAAAGATCGTATGCCAGATGTGTTTCTGCTTGTCAGAATAGCAGATATATTTGATACAACCTTGGATGAATTGGTAGGGAGAGAATAAAAGCATTGAAAAATGTCCTATACTAAAGTATAATATTATAACATTATTGTTATGAAAGGACATTGAAAAATGCTTAATAATTCAAATGAAGAATTCGAAAAAAAGTTAGAACAAATTGACATAAACAAAGAACCACCAACTAATGATACCGAAAGACAGTATTATTTTATCAAAAAAGCAAGAAAATATGTAAAGGAAGAGTCTGAAAAATTGGGACGTCCTCTTTTCTTTGCTACCGTAACCTTTGGTTGTCAGATGAACCCGGTAATAGAGAATTATTAAGCATTTATATTGAACATACAAAAAGCCCCGAAAGCATTGATTTTTCGGGGCTTTTTTGCTATCTGTATAATAATGTGTGGGTTAATCCATTCTTGAAAACAATCTCTGTAATATGCCTGTCCATAACTGTGATATGGTCAATAATGGAGTTCATAAGTGTTTTCATTGCTTCTTCATCCATCATTGCGAGTTCGGAATACTCTATATTCCCGCCACTGTTAATTTTGTGCGAGATAAGGAATTGAGATGCGGACTTAATGAATGCTGCCTGATCAACATTTTCTGAGATAGAAGATGAGTCTAGGCTCTTAATGCTATTTTCCAATTTCACCTTATCAACCTCTAATTTTGTTTTCATTTCAAGAAATTCTTTTTCGTCCATTGCATCATCATCGAAGAGGTATGCCTTTTTCAATCGTTCCAAAGCACGATCTGTTTTTTGGAGTTTTTCTTGCAACTCTTTTTTCTTTTCCGCTGTATCAGTATTTTTACCATCTTTACTAACTGGTTTACCAGATAAAGTTTCTGTACCGGAACGACCATATAGCAAATCAATTGTATCCTGTAAGCTTGATTCGGATATTCCGGCCACGTCTGTGAAATCAATATGAGAGAGTATAACTCTTTCCAATGATTCAGTATCTTTGATGAATCTCCTACTTTTAGATGCATCAATAATAGCTGCTATATAATTTATCATGAACGGACCAACCTTTACATCGCTGACATTCAAGTTATCGCAATGTTTTTTCTGGTACTTTCCGGTACAAGCATAAGAGGATGGTCTGAATCCATTTCCTCTACGCCTATCCTTGGCAGTCACTTGATATTTTGATCCACACTTACCACACACGATCAGTCCGGCAAATACATTACAGTTCTTTCTAATCGGATGCATGGCAGATGTATTCTTTCGTGTATGATTTGCATCCATGCGTCTATTTACTTCATTCCATATTTCCGGGGCTATCAATGGTGGAAATACGCCCTCCATATAGATAACTTCTTCATCAGCTTTTCTTTTCCCCCTGGCACTTTCCCTGTAGTTGTAGCGATAGTCCCCTTTATTGATCGGATTCCGCAGAAAATCAGCAACAGTCTTAGATGTCCATTCACCACCACGCTTAGTAGGAATATTATGAGAGTTGTTATAATCCCGGATGGTTACAGAAGAGCCACCGTCCAGATACATCTGGTACATGGCTTTAGCATAAGGCGCTTCTTTCTTGGAATGTACAGGGCATTTGTTTTCTGCATCCCATTCCCATCCGTAGGGAACCCTTGCGCCATTCCATTGCCCGCTCTGTGCCCTACCTATCATTACGTCTGTGACACGCTCAGATGTCAATTTACGCTCTAATTCGGCGAACACCAGTATAATCTTAAGGATAGCTTCTCCGATGGCACTAGAGGTGTCAAATTGCTCGTTCAGAGATATGAACGTAACATTGTTGTATTTGAAATCATCATACATAAGAGAGAAGTCCACAAGGTTTCTGGTGATACGGTCAATTTTGTAAACCACAACATGAGACACTTTCCCCGCTTTTACTTTCTCCATCATTCGCTCAAATGCCGGACGTTTGGTGTTCTTACCAGATTTACCCGCATCCTCAAATACCTCAATCCGCTTTTTATCAACGTGCAACACGTGCTCGCAATATGCTTTCAGTTCTTTCTTCTGGAATGGAAGAGAGTCCTTGTCTACTTGATAACCGGTAGATACACGGACGTATAATGCTACAATTTTTTCTTTTTGATTTGTCATTTTATTCATCCTCCTTAAAATTAAGTATAAAAATAACAGCTAGCAAGGAACAAACGTTCCGCTTGCGTAACTGTATGAGGGATGATATACTTTCATTGAAACATCTTGACATTATCCCCCATAAGGTGATGTCAGAATCCCGGTGCCGTGATACACACCGGGATTTTTTATTCTTATTGTAAGTTTATTTCTTGCTGTTGCAGTTGTTGTTTGCTCATATCCTGATTATACACATTGGCATCGTTGACCCTTATTTTTACTGGTGATACCCAATCCTCAATATCTATCTCTTGAGCGAATAAAATTTATTCTCCAGATGAAACTTCTTTGAGTTCATTGTTTATGTATACATCCTTACTTTCATCATCCAATGAATATGAAGCTAAACCGATGGATTGGCCATTTTGAAATGCCAATGTATTGAAATAAGTTGCAGGAGATGCTTCTTGGTTTGAATTATTGGTAAACTTAAAGTATACAAGAATGATTTGCGAACCATCTTTTTTAGTATATTTTTCTGTATGGTCAAAAGATATGTTTATATCATTGTATGTCATATTAATTTTATTTACAATTTTGTATCCGTCCTCAGTTCCGTCTTCGGATGCATATTTTTGAACCCACTCAGCTTGAGACAAATTTTCATCATCATCGGAAGATGCATCTTTCTTAGCATTGGCAACGTCTTTTTTGCCTGATTTCTTTTTTGAACTGGATTGCGCTGTTTGCTTGGTGCTGGATTCTTTCTTTTGAGAAGTATTTCCACACGCAACGGTTGAAATGGATAATATGCACGCTAACAGTGCTACAACAAATTTCTTTTTCATAATTTCCAGATCGGACGAGCGTCGTGTCG